GGAATATCGGGAATTACAAATGCTGCATTAATTTTAAAAGATGTTACCACTCCTTACACTTATATGACCTTTAGAGGAGGATATGTAGGAATCGGAACAGCTTCGCCTACTAATAAATTATTTGTAACAGCTAGTACAGCAGGAGATTATGCAGGTTTTATTGAAAATACTAATAGTACAAATGGATATGGTTTACTTGCGAGAACAGCAAACACTGGAACTTCATCTTATGCTTTTGCAGCAAGAGCTGGTTCTAGTGATATTTTTGTAGTAAGAGCAGATGGAAACGTAGGAATAAATACAATTTCGCCTACAGCTAGATTACACATAACAGAACAAGCTGAGAGTAATTATTTCTTAAAATTACAAGGTACATATGGTACTGGAAATGTTTATGGATTTAGAACAAATGGTGCTAATTCTGAAGTATTATCTTTATTTGATTTGACTGTTGGTAACAGAATTGCAGTTCATGGTAACACTGAACATTCATTTGCAACAGGTGGAACTACGAGGCTATTAATAGACAGTTCAGGAAATGTAGGAATAGGTATAGCTCCTGTAAGTGGTGCAAGATTAACTTTAGGAACAGGCGCAGTTGCAAATGAAATATTAAGTTTTGCTCCAGCTACAGGTGGAAATGCTGAATTAAGAAACACATCTTCTACTGGAACATTTACTTTTACTAATAGCAATGGTTCAAGTGAAAATTTGCGAATAGACAGTTCTGGAAATGTTGGAATAGGAACAACTTCGCCTAATTCATATAGTAATCAAACAGTTTTAACAATTAACGGTAGTACTTATGGTCGTTTAGATTTAGAAAGCGGTGGTACTCTTAGAAGTTCATTATTTTCACAAGCAGCAAATACAACTTTAGCTATTTCTACTGGATTTTTTACTATTGATGTTGGTTCAGAAAGATTAAGAATTGATACTTCAGGTAATGTAGGAATCGGAACTACTTCGCCTGACGAAAAATTAGATATTACAGGTGGATATTTAAAATTTAATGGAGGAGATTATGGTATAAAAGGTTCTGCTGGATTAACTTATTATGCAACAAGTGAACATTATTTTTATACTGGTGGCACAGAAAGAATCCGTATAACATCTGGGGGTTATACACAAATAAAAGCAAGTGGAGGTTCTTCAAGATTATATTTAGAAGGCACAAGTGGCACACATTTTTTAACAGGAACATCAGGAGGTGATTTTGGCATATATAATGATACTGCTAGTTCTTATAGAATGTTTATTAACAGTTCAGGAAATTTAGGAATCGGAACTACTTCGCCTGAAAAAAACTTAAGTATAGGTAGTTCACAAGCAGACGGTATTCAATTTAATTATGATACAACTAATAATTATAGAAATCAAATATTAAATTATTGGAATAGCAATACTGATACTAGAATGGATTTTAATATTGCTAGAACAAGCGGTCAGACACCTGAGACTATAATGTCTGTAGGTTATGGAAATAATGTTGGTATCGGAACAACTTCGCCTGGGGCTAAATTAGATATAGACGCTGGAGGTGCTTATGCGTTATCTATTGATTCTACTCAGCGATATTTAATGGAGTTTGCTAGAAGTGGTGCTTCTGAGTGGTGGATAGCTGTTGATGGCGGTAAATTTATACTACACGAAAATGGAGTTGCTGACCAGTTTGATATGTCTGGTGGAACAGGAACATTCCGTGGGGATGTAGTAGCTTATGGCTCACCCTCTGATATACGATTAAAAGAAAATATAAAACCTATTGAATCAGCTTTAGATAAGGTTAGTAAATTAGAAGGTGTTACATTTGACTGGAAAAAATCAGACAGCATATTAGACATAAAAAAAGATATAGGTTTTATAGCACAAGATGTTCAAAAAGTTGTGCCAGAACTTGTAAGACAAAATGATAATGGTATGCTTTCAATGAGACATCAAGGTATGACACCAATATTACTTGAAGCAATAAAAGAATTAAAAGCAGAGATAGAAGAACTTAAAAAACAAATTAAGTAATGGCAGTACCTACAAGTGGTAGTATAGAGATGTTAAAACTAGCTAGGGAAAGAAAAGGTTTTGGTTATACATCAAGCGGAACAATAACAAGCCCTATACATTTATCAGATTTATCAAGATTAAGTGGCGGTAATACAAGCGGTTCTGGTACTAGTTACCCAGCTGTAAATTTATTAAATCCATCGACAAGTAGACCAGATGGTTCTAATCCACAATCAATGAGTGAATTTAGGGGTTATGAACAGAATTTAGCAAGGGCAGCTTTTCAATTTATTTTCAGTGCATCAAGTTCTTCAAGTTCATGTATAGCTGGTTTTCCATCAGGCGTAGAATATTATCACACCGATGGCAACAATCAATACCCTAGTGCATTAGATGGGACATTTTTTGCCTACACAACAGCAACAGGATTTACACCAGTTAGTGCTGGATTTTATCAAGTATTTGACACTAGTGGTTTTAGCACAAATAAATTCATACAAACAAATTCAAGTGGTGCAATAATTGGTGGGGGTAATTGTTAATTTAATTTATTAAATTTGTAAAAAATAATATTATGGCTAACCAATACGATTGGCACATCAATCAATTAGATGCAAAAATTAAGCAAGATGATAAAGACAATGTTATATATACAGTGCATTGGACTTATATAGCAAAGGATGATTCTGAACCCGATAAATATATAGCATCATCAATAGGCACATATAGTGTCGAATATAAAGAAGGTGAAGATTTTATTGAATATGCTGACTTGAAAAAATCTGATGTTGTTGGATGGCTAGAAGCTGGTATTGATGTCGATTCAATGAAAACAAGTTTAGATAATCAAATAGCTTTACAAAAAAACCCAGTGGATGAGTATTTACATCCAGATTGGTCTTAAAATTTAATTAATATATTATGGCAAAACTCGAAGAAAAACAATTACAAGAACTACAACAATCAATAGCAAAACCTCAGCAAATAGCTCAAGAAATAGGCATGAGGGTAATTGCATATAAATCAATTGATGACCTAGTGCAACAATGGAATGATGCACAAAAAGACCAACAAGATAAATTAAAGAAAATTGAGGATGAACATGGCAAAGGTCAGATTGATATTAGCACAGGCGAAATAACTCCTTTGAGTGAGGAATAATGGCACTTATAAATGCCAGTAGTTTTTTACTTGTAAAGGACCAAACTGTTATTGGTCATTCTAAAGAAGCTAATATTTCTTTACAATTAGATTTACCTGATGCCACTACAAAAGAGAGTGGTGGTTTTGCAGAATATTTGCCATGTATTAGAGGTGGCTCAATATCTGCATCAGGACTTACTGATTATACAGACACACTTAACTTTAAAGAGTTTACGAGTTACATAATTACTAAGGCAATCAACACTTATTATTTTCGTGACCCTGATGATGCAACAGGCACAATATATAGAGGTGATGGTTTTGTGACATCAGTTGATGAAACTGCTGACAATGAAACTATAACTGAATTTAATTTAGAAATAACTTTGTCTGGACCAATAACAGTTGGTAATCAAAATAATTGGGAAAATATATTTCAGTTTTGGGAAAATATTTCAACTAATTGGGAAAACACCTAAATTTTTTTATTTGTATATTTACAAAAAATTTAATCTAAAATATATAAAAAAATGGCAGTATTTAATGGAACAAATTTATTGTTAAAAGCTATTACAAGTGGTGGTACATTAGCAACTATTGGTCACACAACATCAGCATCAATGTCTCTAAGTATGGACACACCTGATGCAACTACAAAAGATTCATCAGGATTTTCTGAATTTATTGGTGGTGTTAGAAGTGGTGAGATTTCTTTTGAGGGCTTAGTTGACCATACTGATGCAGCTGGTTCTGATGCAATTTCTGGTTACTTAGTTGCTAGAACTAAAATTGACTGGTCATTTTCAACTGGCACATCTGGTGATGAAATTTATTCAGGAAGTGGATTCATTTCTAGTTGTGAAATTTCAGCTGAAATGGAATCACCTGTAACATATTCAGGCACAATAACAATTACTGGAACTATAACTCAAGGTACAAACTAGAGTTTAATAAAATATAAAAGGCACATGGGTGAAAATTTATGGGTGGTAAAAAAATAACCATGTGCCTCTAATTTTTACATTATGGCAAACAAGAAAAGGGGTTACTACACTATAAAAATGGGTGGTAAAAAAAGGACCATGCATTTTTCAATGAACTTTTGGTCAAACTTTACAGATGACTTAAATATTTCTCTAGACAAACTCGGTGATATATTTACTGATGGTGTTTCATTATCAACCATTAGGTCATTAATATATTCTGCATTATTAGCAAATGACCAAGAAAATAAATTACTAATTGATTATGATAAATTTGATGTTGGTGTTTGGATGGAAGATTTAGAAGCTGATGACTTAGACAAAATAGTTGCAGCAATGATGCAATCTAGAATACTTGGCAATGATTTAAATGCTGGTATGGCTAGGAATGTTAAGCAATCTACAAAGGGAAAGTAAACACCCAGCTGACTTGGGATTCACTCATTGATTATTATGTGGGTCAAGCTGGGGTCACACCAAATCAATTTTGGTTAAACACTTGGAAAGAGAATCATTTACAAGGCGAATCATGGCAACTACAAGAGAATTTAGAGTGGGAAAGAATTAGATATTTATGCACCATGATTTATAATGTGAACTGTCAGAAAAAATCACAAATGATTAGACCTGACAAATTATTCCCATTACCACAGGATGTATATTTAGAAAGAGGCAAACCACAATCTACAAAAGAACAAATGGAAGCATTTGAAAAAGCAGTTAGTAAAACTAAATTTGACAAAAAACTAGAACTTTAATTATTTGTATTTTTGTGATAAATCTAAAATATGGCAGATAATAAATTAAGGTTTTTTCTTACAGGTGATTCAAAACAGTTTCAACAATCATTAACTCAAGCAGAAAATAAACTAAAAGCATTTGGTTCAAAAATGCAATCAGTTGGTCGAAGCATGACTATGTTTGCTGCACCTGTTGTCGCAGCTGGTGCTGCATCTATCAAGATGGCAGCTAGTTTTGACAAGTCAATGACTAAGATTAAAACTTTGGTTGGTGTTGCAGCTAATGAGGTTGATAGCATGAGAGCTGGTGTCATGAAAATGGCAAAAGATACTGGGTCTAGTGCTGATGAAGCAGCTGAAGCATTATTCTTTATTACATCAGCTGGTATAAAAGGTGATGAAGCCATGAAAGTTTTAAATGCATCTTTAAAAGCTAGTGCAATTGGACTTGGTGAAGTAGCTACTGTTGCAGATAGTGCAACCTCAGCCATGAATGCTTATGGTTCAGAAAACCTATCAGCCACTATGGCAACAGATGTTTTAACAAACTCTGTTAGATTAGGTAAATTATCGAGTGAGGAATTAGCTGGTTCTCTTGGTCAAGTAATACCAATAGCATCTAATTTAGGTGTGCAATTTCACGAAGTTGGTGCGACATTAGCAGCCATGTCTAGGACAGGTACGAATGCTGCAACAGCATCAATGCAGCTTAAAAACATATTAATTTCTATTTTAAAGCCATCAAAAGAAGGTGCAGACCAACTTGCAGCCATGGGGTTGTCTAGTCAAAAATTAAGGCAGCAAATTAAAGATGAAGGACTGCTAAGTGTTTTGACAACATTGAAAGGTAGGTTTGAAGAAAATGAGGATGCACAAGCTAAGGTGTTTGGAAGTTCAAGAGCATTAATGGGTGTCATGGACCTTTTAGGTAAAGGTTTTAAAGATACCGAACAAATATTTGCTAGTATGGCAAAGAGTGCTGGTGTTACAGCCGAAGCATATGATGAATTGCAAAATAGTGCTGAGTTTAAACTTAGAAAATCTATGGTGCAAGTCAAAGAAACTTTTAGGGAAGTTGGTGCTACATTGTTAGAAGCATTACTACCAGCCATACAAAGTGCATCAGAATTTATTGTAAAATTATTAAAAGGGTTTAATGGATTGAGTGATAATACAAAAACTTTTTTAGGAATAGTAACAATGTTAGCGACTGCATTAGGACCATTGCTTATAGTTTTTGGTTCTCTAATTACATCAGTCGGCACTATAATTGGTGCAATAAAAAGCTCAACAATTGCAATGAAACTTTTAAATCTTGCAATGTCTGCTAATCCAGCAATTAAGTTTGCTACAATAATATTAGGTGCAGCAGCAGCTTTATTCAAATTAGGCAAGGCAAGGAAGGAAGCTCAAATGGAAGCATTAAACAAAGAGCTTAATGATTTAAGTATTGAAGATGCTGAAAAAAGATTAGCCAGTTTAAGCACAACATTGGCAGCTAACACTAAAATTATTGATGACAATAATAAATTATCATTTACAAGAAGAAAACACCTATTAGAAGATGCTGATGGTAACAGAGTTGCAACAAGAAAAATTGTCAGCAAAAATAAAGCAATGGGCAATGAAATTCAAATGCTCAAAGAAATCATACAGAAGAAAAAAGACATGGCAAAAGCAGATGAAGAAATTGCCAACATAACAACATTAGGAACAACCACTGGTGGTGGTGGTGGTGGTACTGGAACAAGTGGTCCAACACCTGAGGACATTGCAAAACAAACAGCAGCTGCGTTATTAACTACAAAGAAAAAACAATTTGATGCTGAAATTGCTGCAACAAAATCACACTACAATAATCTTATAAAACTAAATGAAGGTAATGGTGAAATTGTCAAACAGCTAGAAATATCAAAAAATGAAAAGCTAAAACAGATTAATGATGGCTACAATGCAGATGATATAAGAGCTAAAGAAAAACACGAACAAGATAAAGCTGCATTAAAAACTGCAATTGAGGATGCATCAGCAGTCACAGATGAACAAAGAAAAGCATTAGAGGTTCAAAGAACTCAGGAATTTTATGACAAATTAATATTACAAGCAAAAGAATTTGGATTTAATACAGATGCATTAGTTGCTGCTAGAGCAGAAAAAATTAAAGAACTTGGTGAGACACTTAACGAAACAACAAAAGAATTTACTGAAACCCAAAAATTAATGGGTGAAGGTCTTGAATCAGTTTTTCAAGGTATTGGTATTTCAATTGCTGAATCTATGGGTGGTGCTGGTTCTGCATTATCTGGTTTTTTAAGTACATTTTTATCAGGTGCTATGCAATTTGTAGCAGCATCATTAGCACAATCATTAGGTCTTGCTGTTACTGCTGCTGGTCAAAGTTCATTAGACAAAGGACCTTTTGCTGCATTTGTTTTACCAGCTTTAATTGCTGGTACTACTGCTGCTGTAAGTGGTGCATTTAAAAAAATACCAAAGTTCGCAAGTGGTGGTATTGTTAGCACACCAACAATGGGTTTAATGGGTGAATATCCAGGTGCTAGAAGCAATCCTGAGGTTATTGCACCATTAGATAAATTAACTGGTATGTTAGGTGGCACACAATCCAATGTTCAAGTTGGTGGTGAGTTTAAATTAAGAGGTCAAGATTTAGTGGTGGCTTTACAAAGAGCCGACAGAAACAGAGAAAGAATTAAGTAATGGCATATGGTGTTAAATTTCGTTTAGAATTTTCTGATGACAATCTTAAAGGTAAAAAGGTTGAAATCTTAAAAGATGGTTATACAGGTAGTGTGCTAGAACTTATAGGCACAGATAATCCTGTTGAAATTGATTGGGAAGGTGATGATGATTTCTATAATCCAATTGTAGGGTCAACTTGTACTATAAATTTATACGATACAGATACCTGTAATTATGATGATTTTTATACAGCAGATGAACGAGAATATAAGGTCAAAGTATCTTATAAAGATGGTAGTAACAATTATCAAACATATTGGGAAGGATGGTTGTTGGTTGACCGATTTAGGGAAGCTGTTTTGACAAAACCATATCCAATAAGTTTAAGTGCCTATGATGGTCTTGGTAGTTTAAGGGGTTTTACAGCACCTATTGACTTGACATCAACTGCATTTAAGGATTTAATGTATTACATAACAAACATCTTAAATAATATAAATTTAGGTTTTGACATTCATATTGCTAATGATATACAAAAAGATGGTGCAAGTGGTTCTGACCATACTATATATGACCAGTCAAGTTTATCACCAAATGCATTTTTACAAAATGGTGAAAAATTAAGAACAGCAAAAGATGTATTAGAACAAATATTAAGATTTACTAATGCCAAAATATTTCAAAGTTATGGCAAATGGTATATAATAAATAACTCTAGTTACAGTGAACAATCTGTAAAAGATTCATCAGCTACAACAGCAAATGGTGGCACAATACCAACAGGCATTAGAGCAGCAGAAACTACATCTTTACAAAATAATGGTACTGAATCTATTAAATATTTTATTTATAATTCAAGTGGTGTTTATCAATCTACAAGTACAGTTGATATTTTACAAACTGTGCCGAGTGATTTACAACCATTGGGTGCTAATTTAACTAAAGAATATCTAAGACCACTTAAAGAATTTTCAATTGATGTTGAAGTTGGTGACAATTTTTTTGACACAAACAGATTTAGTAATGGTCATTTTGAACATGCTGCAACTGGATTTACTTTAACAAATTCAACAATTGATTCAACATTTTCGTTTAAAGGTGATAGGTCATTAAAAAGTACAAGCATATCGTCAACAGCTAATGGTACATCTGCTATTTTAGTTAACTCAACAGGTCTTGATGTACCTGGTGGCAATACAGCTCAAGCTGACACATTTTCATTAAATGTTTTTATGGATAGTACAAGTGGTAATACCAGAGGATTTAGGTGGCAAATAAGATTAGTTGGTCAAGGTCCTGGTGCTGGTGCTGACCAATACTGGTCAGAAAATTCAAGCAACTGGGTTGGTAGTGATACTAAAAACGAGGTTGAAATTACAACTAATCAAAGGTGGAAAAAATTTAGTTTTAATCTTGACAGTTATCCAGGTGGTAGTTGGTTGGCTTTTATAACTATTTATGGTGCTTATCAAACAACATCAACATCAGGTTTTACTGCTATTAATTTTGATAGTTTGTCATTAGAATTTAAAAGTATTGATAGTAATAATAACAGAACTGATTTTTTTGCAAAGTTTGATTTGCTACAATTTATAAGAAAACGAACTGCTGATTTATCTGGTGTCTTAAATATGGATGGTGTCTATTTAACTAATGATAAATATGGCAGAATTTCTGGTAATTTTTTTAGGTCAAGGGACAAAACAAACTATCTAAAAAGTATTGAAAAAATAGTAAGTCAACAGGTCATAAATGATTACAGAGATTTTGTAGTCAGGTACGAGGGTGAGTTATATAATAATAATAATGACCCCATAGGTCCACATAATAAAGTGTGGATTAATTTTGGTACAACAGTATTACAAGAGCCAGTCAGTTGTTATATTGATGGTATGAATTACAATGTCAAAAGAAATTTGTATAATGTAGTAATGCATGTGCCAAATCAAAATGATGATGAAACCTCAGATTTTATCACAAAATTTTAAACTTTTTTCTTTTCCTGTTTGCTACGGGGTATTCTCTTTTAATTAGGGGAGTACCCTATTTTAATGTAAAATATTTTTTATTTATTAAAATAATTTTTTTATATTTACTGGCTAAACTTAAAACTATGTTTAAATATTATTTTGATGAAGACCGAAAAAAACTAGGTCTCAAAAAAAATGTTGTTGCTAGTATGTTAGAATGTACTATGCCAACATTACAAAGCAGATTGGAAAACCCTGGCACATTTACAGTTGCCGAAATTAAGATATTAAAAGATAATGGGTTTGAACAATCTATGAATCGTTTAATTTAAAATCAACAAACATTTATGAAAATTTATCAAAAACTGTTTAAGTTGCAGCAAGAGATTGGTGCAATTCCAAAGGAAAATAAAAATTCATTTTTTCCTAATCACACTTATTTTGACATTAACGAATTGATTAGAAAATTAGTTCCGATATTATCAAAGTATAAACTATTGTTATTACAACCAATAGTAAAGAATGAAGTATATGCAATAATTCAAGACACCGAATCGGAAGGTCGAATTGTTAGCAGCATACCATTGCCTGAAATACAAGACCCACAAAAAATAGGTGGTGCAATTACTTATTATCGTAGATATGCTTTAGTGTCATTATTGGGATTACAAGCCGAAGATGATGATGGTAATACAGCAACAGGCAGAACAAATCAAAGAGTAAAATCAAATCAAAAATTAAATCAAAAATCAAATCAATTTAAATTATAATTATTATGGCAGATTACGAACACAAAGCTGGTAATGGTTCTATATTCAAGAATCAATACAAAGAAAACGAAAACCAACCTGACTATAAAGGTTCAATCAAATTACAGGATGGTGCTGACAAGGAATTGGCAGCATGGGTTAAGCAAGATAAAAATGGAAATTCATTTTTGTCATTGTCAATTAGCGACCCTTATATTAAAAAAGATGAACCACAACAGTCCACTCAAAGCAATGCAAAAGTGGATGATTTACCTTTTTAAATCGTAGCAAAAAGGGAAAGAGGGCAGCCATTTGGTTGCCTTTTTTTTGTTTTACAGTTAAATGCTAAAATCAATTCTAAGCTGTCTTAGGTTCGATTTAAGCGACTTTGGCTGTTCTGGCATATACTAGCATCAAAAATCTGAGAAAGTGCATTAAACGAAAATCCCCCCTGTAAATATTTTTTGTTTTTTAAAGTATTTTTTTAAATGAAAAAATTATTATATATTAGTTTTTATAATTAAAAATTAAATTATGGCAGAAAACAAACACAATGCAATAGAAAATCAAGTCATGGACTATTGCAGAAAAAAAATCGAAAAAGAAAAAGAAGTTTTAAATTATATTGAAACTCACAAATCAATAATAAAAGAGCTTGGTTATGAAATCAAAAAAAAAGAATTACCTGACATATCTAAATGATAATTATTTTTATGAAATTGGATTTGAAAAAAAGGAAAGTAAATTAAAAGATTTAAAAATGAAAAAAAGACAATATAGAAGCAATCAAGGTCGCAGCCCAAAACAAGAATGTGAAACACAAAAACTTTATTTCATTTGTGTGATTGGGCTTATATTAATAGTAATTTATTTGATATTAAAATGATAATACAAAAAGACAGTAATGACATTTACCACAGCCATGATTCAATTTCTGCAAGTGGTTTAAAAACAATAGCACAGTATGGTATTGAATATTATTTAACACAAACACATACTGAATCTGAAGCAATGAAATTAGGCACAGCTATCCACACAGCTATTTTAGAACCTGATACCTTTTTTGACATTTACGAAATTATGACAGAAAAGTTTGATTTAAGAACTAAGATTGGTAAAGCAAAAAAATTAGAGTTTGAGGAAAAGGCAAAGGGAAAAATTGTTTTACAAAAGGACCAGTATCATGTTATTAAAAATTTAATGAAGCGAGTTGACACTAATTCTCTAGCTAAAAAATATTTAAAAGGCGAAAAAGAATTATCACATTATTTAGAATATGAAGGTATGACAGTTAGAGTTAGACCAGATGTTGTTAATCATGTAGAAGGTTTTATTGCTGATGTTAAAAAAACTAGATTGACAGCATCCGACAAAGATTTTGCTAAAGTAGTTAGACAATTTGGCTATCATATCCAGGCAGCATTTTACATGGATATGCTTGGTGTTGATACATTTAGGTTTATTGTGTGTGAGGACAAACCACCATATACAATTGTTGTTCATGCATTGTGTGATGAATCTATTGAAAAAGGTCGCAAAGCATGGAAGGAAGCATTTGAACAATGGAAAAATTATAAATTAACTGGACAGATAACATCTTATCAACCTAGAGATGTTGCAGATGATGGTGCATTCTTAATAAGAATATAATGGAAAAATATTTAAAAATTGTTAATAAACATTTTGGACTAGATATTACTGTTAGAACCAGAAAATTTGAATATGTTTTTGCTAGGGCATGTTACTATCATTTATGTAGAAGATTTGGTGCATTTTCATTAAGCCAAATTGCTAGGTCAGTTAATAAAAATCATGCCACAGTTATTCATGGTATAAGAGAGTTGCCCTATATGATTAAACATGATGATACATTACTAAAAAAGTATAATTCATTAATTAGTAAATTTGATGTTAGCATGTGTATTCAAGACAACTCAATGAATGTAGAAACTCTGGTCAGAGATTATAACTTTTTATTATTAGAGAATGATAAATTAAGGGGTGAAAATGCTGAACTAAAAGAACTTATTTACAAATTAGCTGATATAGATTAATTTTTCTTTAATTTTATAAGAAAATTTTAAACATTGGCTAATCCATATTATAAATATTTAGGTAACGAGGACAGATTACAACACAATGTGATGAAATATATTAGCTTACAATATCCAACAGCTTTATTTACACACATACCCAATGAGGGTAAACGAACTAAATTTGAGCAGTTTAAATTAAAATACCTGGGCACTAAAGCTGGTGTGCCTGATGTGATGATATTCACACCAAACAAAAACAGAAATGGATTAGCAATTGAATTAAAAGCTGGATATAATAAACCAACTGACAATCAAAAATTATGGTTATCGTTGTTAAGTAATGTTAATTGGTCAACACATTGGAGTAAAGATTTTGATGAATGTAAAACAATAATTGATAAATACTTTAATGATGAGATTTAATAATTCAAGGTCAATATATTTCCACGAACCAACACAAAAAGTTAGATGGACAACAACTTGTAGTGAAAATTTTAAAATTAATTATACTTATGTGGGTGAAGCGACTGAAAATGAATTTAATATTTTAGTCGACTTATTATGGTTTTTACATGGTGAAAATGATATGACTTATGATGAGTTCTATAATGTATTTCAAGAACTAAGGTTTTTTTGTGATAAGGTTATGGGACTTGTTGATGAAGAATAATTTATGAAATACAACAAAATTATTAAACCTACCAAATTTGATAGGTTCACTAATGTGCCCAATTATATCTTTAGGCATAAAGGAATTTCTATTGGTGCAACTGGATTATATGCCTGGATGTTTAGTCACAGGCATGACCAACAAATTACAGTTGAATTTATGATTAATCATTTTAAGGAATCTAAGTCAGCTGTTAGAGCTAAATTAAATGAGCTTATAGACAAAGGTTATGTTGACAGAATTAGAGTTTATGATAATGGCAGAATAAAAGGTTATAATTATAAATTAAAAGCTAAAGCTAAAAAGCTAGAAACCGAAAAGCTAGAGACAGAAAACCTGGCTCTAGAAAATCAGCCACAAAGTAATACTAATAATAATATATATAATATAAGTAATACTAATACAGATTCTATTTTGCCTCATTTTATTAAATTATTTGACAAAAGATTTCATCCAACAACTAAAGCACAAAAGCAAAGATGGTTGACTATATTAGACCAGCTGCAAAGATTGGATAAATACGATTTGAGAGAGGTTTATAAAATCTGCAAACATATTAGACAAAAAGATTTTTGGAAAACTCAATTGCTTAGTTTGCCAAAACTTAGAAACCCAGACAAAAATGGTGACAAATGGATTAATAGATTTGAAGCTATTTACAAAAATGACCATAAACCAAGTGCATATAAAAAGATTAAAGATTTAATTGAATTTAAATTATATACAGATGTTGATGGTCAAGAAAAACTAGGTGCTGTTACTAAATTAACTAAGTTAAACCAATATAATCTAACACAGGTTTTAAGTGGTGGCGAAATATTACAAGTAATTAAATATTTAAAAAATGAGTAAGTGGATTAGAAACAGCAAACAAGTAAAACAATCTATCGATTTTTATGGTATTGGTAATGATAAAATTCATCCAACCGATATTGATGCTGTATTAGAATTTAACAATGAGGCATTAATATTATTTGAAGTTAAAAAGATTAACAATAAATTACCAACTGGTCAAAGATTATTATTAGAGAGATTAGTAAACTCTTGGCATACAGAAAAATCAATAGCACTTGTTGTCAATCATAATTTCAAGAATGATGACAAAGACATCCCATTAGCTAAATGCTGGGTTTGTGGTTATTATTATAAAGAAATGTGGTTTAGTTGTAATGAACCATTAAAAAAACAATTAAAAAAAATACTAAACAAATGGAATATATCAAAAATGCAATTATAAAAATTTTTAAGATTAGAGCTAATCAAAATTATGTCTTAATAATTCCAAAAAAATTTAAAAATAAAAAGAAATATTTAAAATTTATAAAAAAAACTAATACATTTATAACAACAAATGTGAAATATGATTGAAAAATTACAACAACTTGGAATACAATTAAAAAGAAATACTGGCAATGTAAAAACTAAATGTCCTAAATGTTCTCACAATAGGAAAAATAAAAGTGATTTATGTTTGTCTGTTAATATTGATGAAGGTCTTTACAATTGTCACAACTGTGGCTGGAATGGTAATGTTAAATTTCAGCAGAAAAAAGATTATGTATTACCACCGAAAACTAATATAAACTTAACTGACCGAGTTGTTAAATGGTTTGGCAATAGAAATATAACTGAGCCAACATTGGCACACTATAAAATAGGTGAATCAGTTGAGTTTATGCCACAGGTTCAAGCAAAAAGAAAATGTATAAACTTTAATTATTATCGTGATAATGTAATTGTCAATGTAAAATATCGTGATGGTCAAAAAAACTTTAAACTTGTAGGTGGTGCTGAATTAATATTTTATGGTTTAAACAATATTAAAGATGTTGAAAAATGTTATGTGGTTGAAGGTGAAATGGATGCTTTAAGTTTACATGAAGCTGGATTATATAGTGTTGTATCTGTTCCTAATGGTGCATCAAAAGGCAATCAAAGATTAGATTACTTAGATAATTGTTTTGAATATTTTGAAAACAAAAAAGAAATAATATTATGTACTGACAATGATGATGCTGGTCTAGCTTTAAGAAACGAATTAGCTAGAAGGTTTGGCACATATAGATGTAAATATGTAGATTTTAGTGATTACAATGATGCTAATGAGGTTTTAGTAAGTAAAGGTCCTGAGTATTTAAGAAACATAATTAAAGATGCTAAGGATTTTCCATTAGAAGGTGTGATTGATATTAATTCTATTTGGCAAAATGTATTAAGCTATAATGAAAATGGCATTGAAAATTATGATATTGGTTTGCCTGGTGCATTAGAGTTTTTTAAATTACAATTTGGTGAATGGTCGATAGTTTCAGGCATACCGAATAGCGGTAAATCAGATATTCTTGACCAGCTATTATGTAATGTGTCAACTAAGCATAATTTTAGATGTGCAATGTTTTCACCAGAGAGCTTTCCATATGAAGGACATATAAAAAGAATAGCTGATAAACTAATGTCAAAGAATTGTAATGCTGATGATTTAAATAGTGTCAAACATTTTATTGAACAGCATTTTTATTGGATTAAAATTGACTTAGAAAACCTAACACTAAAAGGCATACTAAATGAATTTAGACAATTAGTTTTTCAAAAGGGAATAAACATTTGTGTGATTGACCCATGGAATATGTTAGACCACTCAGCTCAAAGAGATTACAGCTATATTGGTAGGGAATTATCTCAAATTACACAATTCTGCCAACAAACAAATACTCATGTATTTTTAGTTGCACACCCTAGAAAAATTGAAAGCGAAGGTGGTCAATATAAAAAAGTTACTATGTATGATATTAGTGGTTCATCTGACTTTTTTAATAAAACATACAATGGTATAATATGTCACAGAAACATAGGTCAAAAAACAAAATATGGTAGTGATAGTGTTACAATATTTATAGAAAAAATAAAAAGAAAATCTAATGGTCAATTAGGTTCATTTGAAATAGCACCTGACTTTAAAAATGGTGGTGTTTATAAAGAAATTAATATGCGAGACAAAGGCATAACAATAATCAAAGATGAAAAATTACCTTTTTAATTATGAATAAAACAGAATATAAACAAATCAGAAAAGAGCTTTTAGAATTATGTGAAAAAATAATGAATCAAAAGCAACCTGAATATACTAATGATAATCAGGATGTACTACATAATTTTAAATCAACAGCAAAAAGATTAAATCTTAAACCTAGTGAAGTGTGGGGTGTGTTTTTAGATAAGCACATACAAGCTATATTAAGTCATGCTGGTAATCCTGACATGCATCAAGCAGAACCTATTGCATCAAGATATGCTGATGCCATTAATTATTTATTATTAGGGTTTGCATTGCATATTGATAATATGAAATTACAACATGAAGATTTAAAATTAATTTATAGGAGTTTATGAATATATATTTAAATGCAAAATCCTGGTGCATAAACAATGGTGTTAAAATTTATATTGTGCCAATTAGAAATCGAAAAGAATGTTATATTGAGGTTGATGACAATGGTAAAATTACCAGGTCACCTGTAACATATAGGAATCAAAGCATTGCAAGTGATAAAATTTGGGACTTAAATCTGCACATTTACAGGGAAAACAATAAAAAAACATAAAAAATATTAAAAAAAACAAAATATTTCTTTGATTTTAAAGTTTTTTATATATCTTTGGTATAACTAATTTATACTAATTAATAATATATAATATGAAAAATTTAAAAACATACGAAAGAAAATTACAAAACAACTTTTTTAAAAACACTTATAAAAGAGGTGAAAATGCACTTGACTTTGATAAGTTTGACACACAAATTTCTGCTCTTAATGATTTAATAGAAGGTGCAACACTTACAACTACTAATGATGATGTTGACACTACTATTCTTTATAAAAAAGATATTAGCATTGGTCAATTTTTGATTGATAATGGTGTCTTGAAAAACATAAGTAAAAAAGATTTAAGAATAGGCAGATATGTTAAAAACAATGGCAACAGTAATCTATATCTTCAAAACACAAAAAATGTTGTTGATTTTATTATGCATAATGCTGTTACCAACATGCAAAATAATATTGATGCTAGAATAAAAAAAGCAAATGTTTTAATTGACAATATCAACAAAGATAAATCAGATGCAGAATTTTATGTTGAATCATCTGAATCATCAATGATTTTACAGTTTCATTCAAGTGATTTTAGTGAATCAATGTGGACTAAAAAAGATTCTTATGAGACAACAAAAATGCTTAAAAAGGATTTTCAATATAGAAATCAAAATGCTAAAAAATTTGAATTAACTATATATTTAAAAATACCTGTTACAAAAATTAAATTAGGTATCAAAAACATCTTTGATTCATATCATAAATGTTATAAAAATATGGATTTATTAAACCTTTGTGAATTAACTTACAACACAACTTGGAATCAAAATAAAGCTACATATGTGACAAAATACACACCTAGATTTAATAATCATCATGTAGGTATTTCTTGTCACAATACTTACAATTGGAGAGAAATCAGTTTTAAATTATTTGTTGAAAGGGCTTTAACTAAAAGTAAATATTATTATAATAATCATATTTCTGAAATACAAGCTGCTGAGGAAGCTGCTGCTCAAGAAGTTAGAAAACAAAAACAAGAGGAGTTAGCTATAAAAACTGTTACAGATAATTTTAATGGATGCATAAAAATGTACAATGAAGTTAATATTACAGCTATCACATCATTTACTGAAGCTGGATTAAATCAAGCTGATGGGTTCTCAACACTAACTTGTGCATCAGTCACAAATGAATTAGGTAATAAAATACTGTTATCAATCTCACAAGCTAAATGTGGCATCATTGAGGTCTTAGGATTTATTAATCCTGAAGCAAATAGATTTGTTGACCAGGATGTAATTAAAGATATGTTTAATCAAACATCTGTTATTATGTAGTATAATTTAGTTTTTTACACACAGGTGATAGGAGGTTTTCGGACCTCCTTTTTTTTTGTTTAAATTTGTCAAATGAAATCGGACAAATCGGACACTATAAAAAAGAAACTCATACATGCCTTAGAAACTAATTTAGGCATTGTTACAGCTGCTTGTAAACAAGCTGGGATAGCTAGGTCCACTTACTATGAATGGTACAGTTCTGACAAAGAATTTAAAAAAGCTGTTGATGATGTAAGTGACCAGACATTAGATTTCGTTGAATCTAAACTACATGAGAAAATAAAAGATGGTGATACCACCAGCATTATATTTTACTGCAAAACAAAAGGCAAGAAAAGAGGTTATGTTGAAAGGCAAGAAATAAAACATGATGCAGATATTAAAAGCAAACTGATTGAATGGAAACCAGCCAAAGACAAAGAATAGAACAATATTGCAATAAACAGTTTTACGAAGCATTAGAATCAAATCAAAGATTAAAGATATTCCAAGGTGGTTCTAGGTCTGGTAAAACATATTCTATTATGCAATACTTATTGTATTTAATTACAGTCACAAAAGAACCATTGGTTATTAGTGTTATAAGAAAAACCCTACCAGCATTGAAAAGGTCGGTTCTAAGGGACTTTTTAATAATATCTAAGGATACTGGCATATATTGGGATGGCATCTTTAATAAAGCCGAAAATACATTTAGCTACAATGGACATACATTAGAGTTCTTTTCAGCTGATGATTCACAAAAGATTAGAGGGTCTGCAAGGGACATTGCCTGGCTTAATGAAGGCAATGAATTATTGTTAGAGGAATACAGGCAGATAGCAATGAGAACCAGGACCAATATCATTATTGACTTTAACCCATCTGACCCTGTACATTGGATTTATGATTTAAGTGAAAGAGATGATGCTGATTTATTTTTATCTACATACAAAGACAATAAGTTTCTACCAATACAATTAGTAAAAGAGATTGAACGATTAAAAGCAAAAGACCCTGACTATTGGAGAGTGTATGGCTTAGGACAAAAAGCTGTATTTAGTGAACGACAAATATTTAGGGACTGGCAATATATTCCTTATAGTGAGTTTCCTGAATTAGATGACTGGGGTGTTGGTATTGACTTTGGATTCTCACAAGACCCATGTGCAATTGTATTAGCTGGTAAAAAGAATGATAAGATTTATGTACATGAATTATGTTACCAAAAAGGTATGACTAATAGAGACATTGCAGAGTTTCTTAAATCAAACAATTACAATCAATATCTATGTTATTATGATTCAGCAGAACCTAAAAGTGGTGAGGAGTTAAGACAAATGGATATATGGGCTAAACCAGCAATTAAGGGTCAGGGGTCAATCAATGCTGGTATATCATTGTTGAAAGAGTTTGACATTATTGGTTCATTAGAATCAAAGAATCTACAAAAAGAACAACAGGCATATTTATATGAACAATTAAAAGATGGCACAATTATTAATAAACCATGTGATAAAAATAATCATTTGATGGACTGCCTGAGATATTTAATTTATTCAAAGTACAAAAATCGTAATGACTTTTTTGTTATATAAAATAAGAATTTATTATTTTGTATTTTTACAGAAAATTTTATATTAATGGCATCATTCTTTGAAAGGTTTAAAAATCTTATTGTAAAAAACACACAACAAACAGCCAAAGAATATAATCAAGCTATTTATAATTATCTGGGTCAAAGTGTTGTATGGAATCCTGAAAATGATGATAATTATATAAATGAAGGTTATAGGAAAAATGCGACTGTTTATTCAATCATAAATCTAATTGCTAAAGCTGCATCATCAGTACCTATTTGTGTTTATCAAAAGGTAAATGAGAATGAGCTAAAAAGATATAAAGCCATGACAAGTGGAATGGTTGATAGCACAATTATCCAAAAAGCTAACATGATTAAAAAACATGCTTTAGTTGAATTAGAACACACAGATTTACATGCATTACTTGAACGACCTAATCCAGCACAATCATATGCTTCCTGGATTACAGAATTAGTTGCATTTGGTAAACTTACAGGCAACAGATATATCTATGGCATTGGTCCTGATACTGGTGACAATGTAGGTAAATACAAAGAATTATATGTAATGCCATCACAGATTATGGAAGTTATTTCTGGTGGTATCATAGAACCAATAAAAGAATATAGAGTTGAATACAATGGTCAATATTCTATTGCAGCTGATTTGATATGTCATATAAAAGATTTTAACCCATACTATGATGGTAGTGGTTCACACCTTTATGGTCAATCACCACTTAAAGCTGGATTCAGAGCAATGACTACAAACAATGAAGCATCTGAAACTGGTGTTAAGTATTTACAAAATCAAATGGCTAGAGGTGTCTTGATGAGTGAGGAAGGTGATTTAAATGAGGTCCAGGCACAACAATTAAAAGATAAGTTTAGGTCTAATTATCAATCAAGTAATAATGCTGGTGATGTAATTATAACACCAAAGAAATTATCATGGGTAAACTTTGGATTATCTGCATCTGACCTTTCATTAATAGAACAATACAATGCATCAGTTAAAGACCTTTGTAATATCTATAATGTCCCAGTACAATTATTAAACAATACTGATTCATCAACATACAATAATCAAAAGAGTGCTAAGGCAGCATTATATCAACATGCAGTAATGCCTGAACTATATAAAATTAGAGATGAATTAAATAGATGGTTAGCACCTAAGTTTGGTGAAAAGATTTACATTGATTTTGATTTTTCTGTAATACCAGAATTGCAAGAGGACATGGACAAAGTTGTTGCTCAAATGACACAGGCATGGTGGTTAACACCAAATGAAAAAAGAGCAGCAATGAGTTATGCTGAAGAAGATAATGATGCATTAAATGATTTTTATGTACCAGCTAATTTATTGCCAGTAAGTGGTGAAGATGTTGATTTACCAGAGCCACAATTACCAGCCAAGGATGATGAAGATGATATGGAAAAAATGCATGTTAATTATGAGGTTGTAAATAAAGATAGTATTAGAGGTTTTGAAGATGCTTACACAACACAACAAGAAGCTGAATCTAGAGCTAGAGAATTAGGTGGTTCAGGTTATCACACACACCAATATGATGGTGAAACAATATACATGCCATTTGAAACTCATGAGGAATATGAGGAAGCGGTAAAAAGATACCATGATGATGAAGATGAACAAAAACAAGTAAGTGCTAGAGTTGAAAAGGCACTAAAAAAAAAAGTAGCAGACCACAATGCGAGTGTTAGTGCTGCAAGTAAAAAGACATCATTAGGTACTTTAAAAAAAGTATTTAAAAGAGGTGTTGGTGCATACAACACAAATCCACAAAGTGTTAGACCAAATGTTTCTAGTCCTGACCAATGGGCAATGGCTAGAGTTAATTCATTCCTTTATGCTTTAAAGAATGGCAAATTTAGGTCTGGCAAACACGATACAGATTTATTACCAGAAGGTCATCCAATGAGTTCTAAAAAAGAACAAAAGCAAGAAGGTTATTCTGACTATCCACAATCTGCAACTAACAATGCTAGAAGGGTAAAAAACTGGATTGAAAAACATGGCAGAAACGAGGTTGATGGTATGACCGAAGTTGGATTAGCTAGAATGAATCAATTGATAGCTAGAGAAACATTATCATTATCAACACTAAAAAGAACTTTTAGTTTTTTATCTAGAACAAAGGGTGGTGGTTATAATAAAATAAATCCTGATTATGCTGACACACCATGGAAGGACAAAGGTTATGTTGCCTTTTTAGGATGGGGTGGTCAAAGCATGTTGTCTTATGCTGAAAGAAAATTAAATCAATTAGATGAGTAAACAATGGAAACAAGATTACGAAAAGCAATTATCATTAGCTGAGAAATCTATATTACCAATGGTTAGAAAATTTTATGAATCTAACTACAATAAAGGGGTTGACAATTTCATAACATTTGGTGACACTAATTATGCATCATTATTTAAATATGGTGATTTAGAAAAATTATACATTGATATGTATGAAACTGTTGCAATGAGATTTGCAAAATGGTATGCCAGGTATTTTGATAAGTATGAGCAAAAAGGTACTGACCCAAATAAATTTATTACAATATGGCTTATAGCATTTAACAATTATGCTAAACAAAATGCTGCAACTAATGTTGTATTAGTTAGTGGTACTGCAAAAAAAAGTTTAGTTAAGATTACACAAAGATTAATGAGTGACCCAAATTTTGCAACTACTGGTGCTGATGAAAAAGCTAGAATATTAAGAAAACAATTTAAAAGATATTCAAGATACCAAGCATTAAGATTAGTTAGAACAGAATCAGCTAGAGCTGGTAATTATGGTATTGAACAAAGTGCAATGAAAGTATATGCTGGAAGGCAAATGAAAAAAAGATGGATGACATCAATGGATGGCAGAGAGAGAGCTTGGCATGGTGCTGCAAATGGTCAGGAAGTTGATTTTGACAAACCATTTTTGGTAGGTGGTGAATATATTAAAAGACCTGGTGAAGGTAGTGCAAGGAATGTTGTCAATTGTAGATGCTCAATGTTTCCTTTTCCAGTACCAGAACCAGCTAATCCTTTTGCTAATTTAGGTGCATTGTCTGCTGCATTGATTGCTGGTGATTCTCTGACAACTGACTAATTAAAAAATTAGTAATTTTACAGAAAATTATAATTATGAATTTTATTTACAAAGCAGCACCACTTGGTGAATTATCTGACTATGATGAAAAGAACTCAATCGTAAAAGGTTATGGTTCTTATTTCGATAATAAAGATGCAGATGATGATGTAATTATGAGAGGTGCATATCAGAAAACAATTAAAGAGAATGGCGAAAGGGTCAAATACTTATACCAGCATAATATGATGCAACCTATTGGGAAAATGAATGAGTTGTATGAAGATGAAAAGGGGTTGGTATTTGTAGCCGAAGTGCCTAAAACACAACTAGGTAAAGATGTAATCGAGCTAATGAAAGCTGGTGTGATTACAGAAAACTCTGTCGGAATATTACCTATCCAAAAAGAGGACAAAGGTGATTACAGAGAATTAAAGGAAGTAAAATTGTTTGAGATTTCAGCTGTAACATTAGCTGCAAATGACCAAGCAAAAATAATGGATGTCAAAGGTTCTATAATAATTGATGACATTTATAAAAGATACGATACACTTTGTAAGTTAATTCGTAAAGGAAACATCTCGGATGAGATGGGATATGCCATAGAGGCAGAAATATACAAACTTAAATCTTTATTCATTGATGCTACTCAGCCAGTTATTGAAACTACTGAGCCAGTCGAACAAAAATCTGAGTTTGATGTTTATAAATATTTGTTGAATAATTTAAAATAATTTCTATAAAATGGAAGAAAATGTAAAAAATCAGCTTGACCAATTAGGAAACATCATTGATGAAAAGATTGAGAAAGCTACTGGACAAGCACTAGAAAGTGCTTCTGGTAAGGCAGATTCAGCTCTTAAAGGAGAGATTGATAACCTTACTAAAAAATTTAACGAAAGATTTGATTCGTTTGAAGTTGAAAACAAAAAAATGTTTGAAAAAAAGAATGAATCTAAAAATTTCAAAACTAATTTGACTAAAGCACTTAACGAAGGTGCTATTGACAATCTAGTAAAGGGCAATACAAATGCTGCTGCATTTGAGATTAATGCATATCTGCAAAAAAATGATATGACCATGAATGCCGATTTCAGCGGTGAAGTCGTACCAGCTGATAGAGTACCAGGATTTAAATTCGACCCTAACAGACCACAGAACATGAGACAAATCATTCCTAATGGTTCGACTGGTTCTGATGTTGTTAGATTCGTAAAAGAATCAGGATATTCTAATGGTGCTGCTGCTAAAGCTGAGGGTGCAACTCTTGGTCAAACAGATTTTGATATGACAGCTAGTTCTGTAAATGTTGAGAAGATTGGAACATACCTTAGAATTTCTGAGGAAATGTTGGCTGATACTGCTCAACTTACAAGCTACATCTCAAACAGAGTACCAGCTAAACTTTTAGAAGTTGAAGATGACCAAATCTTAGGTGGTAATGGCTCTTCACCAAATCTAAATGGTTTATACAATTCAGGTACTAACTTTGACACATCATCTAATGGTGCATTTTATCAATCAGTTGATAATGCAAATGAGTTTGATGTACTTGTTGCTGCAATCAATCAGTTAGCATTGTCTAACTACAAGCCAAACTATATTCTTTTAAATCCAACTGACTTTCATAAAATCCTATTATTAAAGGATAGCCAGTCAAGATATTTAAAAGACCAAGTTTATGCTGGATTACAACCATCATTTATGGGTGTGCCTGTAATAATTAACAATGAAGTTAATTCAGGTTCATTTTTATGTGGTGACTTTAATTCTTGTCAATTATGGATTAGAGAAAACTTATCTGTATCATTCCATAGAGAAGATGGAACGAACATCAGAGATGGTTTCGTAACTGTAAGATGTCAAGAGAGAGTAGCACTTGCTACTTACTTACCATTAGGTATAATTGATGGTACATTTAGCACAGCTAAAACAGCACTAGAGACACCGTAGTAATACGATTTTTATTGCTTATTAATAATAAAGGGGAATTAATTTTCCCCTTTTTTTATATCTGTAAACTAAAAAAATATTGAGCATTACAAAAAATATTTTTTATTTTAAAAATAATTTTCATACATTAGCCAAACTAAATAACATTATTATGAAAAAACTACTAGAGAGAATTATTTTGAGTGATGCATTTGTAAGGATATTTGTCTATGCCTGTGCATTGCTCTTTTGTATAATATTTAGTATTGAATTTTAATTATGGATTGGATATTAACAAAAAACATGGATTTATTATTTGATAATACTTACACAGTTGAATACTGGTATTTATACAATGGTGATGACTATGATTATTTTCACGAAACAGTCAAAGCTGCAAACTCAAATGAGGCAATAGAAAAGGTAAAAAAAATAGCACCAAGGGGTGCAAAGAAATTTAGCATTTATAAATATGGCAAGTAAAGACACATTATTGCACACAATAAAAGTAAATAGAAGATTAAGGAAACTTAAAGAAAGTTTAGCTAAAAGTAAAAAACAAAAAACAATAGCAAATGAAAAATAGAAAATTATCTTATTATTTAGGTGGCATTTTATTATTATTGTGTTTAAGGTCAATGCTAATTATAGATGACTTATTAACAGCTCTAGTGTTTGTAATACTAGGCACATCAGTATTATTTTATGGCACTAGGTAAAAACGACATTGTGGATGATTGTGAGCTATTTGTAAATAGCATCATAGGAGAGGAATGGCACAAATTTCCAGCTGTAAAAAAAATGGTTATATTAAAAAAATATGCAGAAATACAAGAGATTGTAAAAAAGAACTATTTTCAATAATAGTGTTATTTGGTTAATTAGTTGTTAGGAGAGGGGTTGTTAATTCAACCCCTTTTTTTTATTTTTATTAACTATGAATGGTAATCAGAAAGGGTGCTTCGCTGAATACCATTTCGCAACAACAGCTATTAAACAGGGATTTAATGTGTCTATGCCATTATTAGATTCAAGCATGTATGATTGCATTTTAGAAAAAAATGGTAAGCTCTTTAAGTTCCAGGTAAAATATCTAGGTGCGAATAGGTATAAGCATGGAAGGTCCATACAAATAGTTTTAAAAAGAACAGGCACACCTACATATGATTCTAAATATGTAGATTACTTTGCATTATGGAGTGAGGAATATGATGGTTTTTTTATTATAAAAAATGATGGGCAAAAATCTTTAAGATTATCATTATATAATAAGTATAAAGAAAATTTTAATAACTTTGCATGTATTTCATAAATGTTGTAAAGTGTCGCTAAGGTAAAATGTAGTGGCACTTTTTTTTTATCTTTACATAAAATTTAAAAATTATGGGAGTAGTAAAAATCAAACTAAAAAAAGATTTAGACAACAATGGTCAGATTATTAAAGCTGGTGAAGTTGTAGAAATTTTATCAATTCATTTAGACAAATATGTTGATGGTGGATTAGGTGAGCCAGTTTCAAAAGAATCTAAACCAAAAGTTAAAAAAGAAGCAAAAGTTGTAAAAGAAACAAAAGAACTTAAAATGGATTCTAAAGAAACTAAAAATGAGGCAAAATAAAATTAATTCAACAACTGGGTCTGAAATTGTTACAGCATCAGAGTTTAAAACTTATGCTAGAATAAATTATACTGATGATGATACAATGATTGCTAAGATGTTAGTTCAAGCCAGAATATGGTGCGAGAACTATATATCTAGGGACATTGTAGCTAAAAACAGAACTTATTATTTAGATGAAACTCAAGGTGTTTTTGATTTACCATTTGGTCCTGTTGCTAGTATTTCATCAGTCACAATTGATGGGGTTGCAAATACAGATTATACAACTCCAGGATTAGACAATGAAACTGTTGATATTGATGGTGCTGGTGATAAGGTTAAGGTCACTTACATTACAGCTGGGTTAGATGATAATTTATTGCAACAGGCAGTATTACAATTAGCAGCAACCTATTATGATAACAGACATGATTATGTTGTCGGCAAAGCAGTTAGCGAAGTACCATCATCTGTCAAAGATGTTTTAAATTCTTATAAAAATATGTTTATATGAATCCAGGAATGATGCGAAATAAAATTGTTTTTTTCACACCATCAAAATCAGCTGATGGTTATGGTGGTTTTACAAGTAGTGGCAATTCAACATCTGCAACATTTTTTGCTCATGCTGTTGAAAAGAGTGGTAGTATTGAAACCAAAGATGGTAAACAAAATTATTACAGAGAAATTGAAATAACTTTTCGCAGAGATGCATTTGGTACTGGTAGTGCTATTGGTAAAAAATTTACTGTTGATGGTGCTGGTTTTTATAGAGTTAATAATTATTTTAACATTTTACACAATGATGAGTACACTACTATTGTAGGTACATTAGAACCATAATGGCACAGTTTTCAGCACATATAAGGAATGCAGATGTAAAGAATTTCAATCGTATAACATCTAATCTAAAAAAATATAGTGACAATGATTTTTATAATGTTCTACAAAATGGTGCATCTAAAATAGTTTTAAAAGCCAAAACAAGAGTGCCTGTAAAAACTGGTGACCTTAGAAGGTCCATTGGTGTTGATGGTGACAAAAGAAATATAATTATAAAAGCTGACATGAATTATGCTGGTTATGTAGAATTTGGCACACAAAGACAAAAGGCAAAACCATATTTTTTTAATTCAATAAGGCAAGGAATAAGAATAATAAAAAGACAAGCATCAGAAAAACTTAGAAAAATATTAAGATGAGAGAGGCAATGCACCACATACGAGCAAAGATTTATACAGCACTCAATGGCAATGTAACATTAGATAGTGCTAATGTGCCTATTTATAATAGAGTGCCAATGGATGCATCCTATCCATATATTTGGATTTATTCTTTAAGCACAGATGAAGTTGACCAAAATGCTGAAAAATTTAATATGGAATGTGTTACAAGGATTGAATGTGTTACAAGATTTGATTCAGATGTCGGTGGTGATTTGGATGCCAACCTGTTAGTAAATTCTGTTGTATCTTTGCTGAGAACTAGGAGTGCTGGATATTTTGATTTGAGTGCTAATAATTTTTCAGTTTATACATCAACAGTCGAAAGTATAAACTACATTCAAGAAGATGAAAGTGACCACACCTATTTTAGAGGCATTATAGAATTATCTAATAGAGTTGAACAAACAAGTTAATGGTACAAATGAATGACATAAAATTATATTTAATGAACTCAGCAGCATTTGCTATTTCAATGGCTGACTGGATTGTGGATTTATTAAGAATAACACTACTGGTTGTTACAATAGTATATACAGTTTTAAAAATAAAAAAAATCAATGGCAAAAAAAATTAGTGAGGAAACCGAAGTAAAACTGGATTTGAAAACCATAGGTATTATCATAGCTGGTACAGTATCACTTGCAAGTATGTGGTTTACATTACAAGGTGATATACAAGATTTAAATAATAAGATTGATAATTTTAGTGGTGATGAGTTTGTAGAAAAAATGGAGTTTAAATTAAAAGATGAATTGATTAGGGCAAATGTTATTCAAATAGAAAAATCAACTGAGGTTTTAAAAGAAGATATTGAGGAAAATAAAGAATCAATAAAAAAATTAGAAGATAAAGTTTATAGAAGATGAAACATTTAATTTTTATAATATTTATTTTGTTTGTTTCAGCAATTACAAATGCTCAAGACCTGACCTTATTGCATATAAATTCTGAATGGAACTCTGACAATGATTATAAACATCTGAGACAGATTCAAGGTGTTAAAATATTAAAAGTAAAATTAGAGGACCAGTCACCAGCACTTAAAAGTCAAATCAAATCAGTACCTACAATTATTTTATACGATAGTAAAACACAAAGACCGAAAGGTCAATGGGCAGCTGATTTATCATTCAAGTTAGAAGTTAACCCAAGTGAAATCCAAGAATGGATTAATAGGGCAAAAATGCAAGTGTCAAGAAGGTCAAGCACAAATTAATAAATTATGATTAGTAAACATATTTCTGAAAAAGAAGCAACCAAATCGGTTACTGCTTTAAGATTAGGAATTGACAATACTCCTAATGGTGATGCAATAGCTAATATGAAACAATTAGCAGAGAAAGTATTTGAACCACTAAGAGAATGGGTCGGTGGTCCAATAAAAATCAACAGCATGTACAGGTCACCAGCTCTTAATGAAGCTATTGGTGGTTCATCAAAATCACAACATTGTTGTAAAGGTGGTGCAGCTGCAATAGATATTGATGACATTTATGGTTATAAAACTAACAAAGAGATGTTTGAATGGATTAAAGATAATTTAGATTTTGACCAAATGATTTGGGAATTTGGTGATGCAACTGAGAATCCAGATTGGGTGCATGTTAGTTATGTTAGTGAAGATAAAAATCGTAACAGAATTTTAAAAGCTGTTAGAGATGATGGTAAAACAAAGTATATTGATATAACTAATGCCTAATGGATTTTGGATTTGCTTTAATACCGAATGGCATATTATTAGGAATAGAATATTATCCTTTTGAGGGTGATGAAGAATATAGTGAATTAAATATTTATTTACTAATTTTGATAATACATATAAGAGTTTATATATGAGCAAACCTAAAAAAAGTTTCAAGGATTCAACAGTTGGTAAATTATTATTTGGTGCTGCAAGTATTGTGTCGCCACAATTAGGTGCTGTATTAAATGGTGTTGTTTCACCTAAAGATGCAATTGCTGAAATAACAAAAGCAAAAATACCAAATGAAGATAAAATAAAATTACAACAATTAATTTTTGAGCAACAAAATAAAGAGATGGAAGAAATCTCTAATAGATGGTTAGCTGATGCAAATAGTGACTCCTGGCTTTCTAAAAATGTCAGACCATTGGTTTTAGTTTGGTGTATTGTTGTTTTTAGTTTTGCTGGATTATTAGACAGCATTGACAATGTGCCATTTCACATAAATGAAGTTTGGAATGATACTTTTGAAAAGGTTATGATGGCTGTTGTGTTAGCATACTTTGGTGGTAGAACAACCGAAAAAGCAACAAGCATGTTTAAAAAATAATGGCAAAAAGAGCTGGGTATATTCACTATATAAAACCAAAAAAAAAGCGACCTGGTGTTCATTCTAAAAATGCAAGTAAAGGTCAAAATGGTTACAAAAAAAAGTATGTTGGTCAAGGCAAAAAGCACTAATTATTGATTTTAGATAATTAAAAAATTCTTTAAAATTTAAAAAAAATTTACAGAGGGAAATCTATCCTAATGGATTTTCAGAGATTTTGAATGTTAGTAATTGCCAGAAACACTAAAGTTGCTTAGAAGCCACCTAAATGCCTTTAAAATGGATATTGTAATTTTGTACAAAAACGATAAAAAAGGCAAAAAAATAAACATTATTTTTGTAATAAAATAATTCTATGGGTACTACATTAACTGGCAAAAGAGTTCAAAATACTTACGATTCACTTTTAAAATTATCGGACAATGACAACCTAACTGGTGTCGCAAAAATAGTGGGTGATGGCTTAGGAAACAACTCACCAATTTATTTAAGCACAACCCAAGTTGGGATTGGTGTGACACCCAGTTTTGAGTTTCATACCAACTCACATGCCAAGATTGGTGGTAATTTAATTGTTGGTGGTAATCTAACAGTTGATGGTACAACTACAATTGTTGATTCGACAGTTGTTGCTATTGGTGACAACATGATTGAATTAGCAAAAGATAATGTTGCTAATGTAAAAGATATTGGATGGTATGGCACAATTAATTCAAGTGGTGAAAAATATGTTGGAATGTTTTATGATGCATCAGATGGCATTACAGTACCAACATTTAGAATTGGATTAGGCACATCTGAGCCAGGTTCGACAATGACAATAACTACAAAAGGCAAATTAGTTATTGGTGCATTAGATGCAACCACAGGTGTTTTTAGCGGTCAAGTAACGATACCAGCTACACCAGTTTCAAGTACAGATGCAGCTAGTAAGGGTTATGTTGATGCACAAATAACAGCTCAAGATTTAGATATAGCTGGTGATAGTGGAACAGGTGCGGTTGATTTAGATTCACAAACATTTACTATTGCTGGTGGCACTAATGTAACAACATCTGTAAGTGGTCAAACAGTTACAATAAACTCAACAGGTAGTATAGATGGTAGCGGAACAGCTAATGATATTGTCATGTGGCAAGATTCTGACACTTTAACTGATGCACCTATTGCTATTTCTGGTAATAATGCAACTTTTGCTGGTAATATAAGTGTAGCCACGAATGTTAATGTTGAGGCAAGTAGTGGTTATGGTTTTTTAGAGGTTGGTGGGCCGAGTGGTGGTTATATAGATTTAAAAAAGCCATTTAGTGATGATTATGATTTAAGATTAATAACCGCTACAGATAGTGAAATAACAGCATCAGGTATTTTAAAATTAAATGCTAGTAATACACTTAATTTAACATTAAATGGTGCTAATGCAACCTTTGCTGGTAGTGTTACTGCAAATTCTTTAACAGTAGATGATATAACCATCGATGGTAGCACTATATCAGACAGTAGCGCTTTAACAATAAGTAGTGGTGATGATATTACAATAGATGCCGACTCTGATATTAACTTAGATGCTAATGGTGCAGATATAAGATTTAAAGATAACGGAACTGCTTTTGTTGAATTTAATTCATCTACTGGAACAACTTTTTCAGGTAATATTGCAACAACAGCAGATAAAAGAATATCAGTAGGCACTTGGGATAATTCTGCTTTCACAGGTGGTAATGCTTATGGTTTTAGTGTTACATCATCATTACCATTATTACATTTAACTGAAAGTGACCAAACAAACAAAAAAGGTTATGTTGGATTATCGGGTGGTAGTATGTATGTTGGTGGGTTAATATCAAACTTATATTTACAATCAGGTGCAAGTGGTACAACAGCACTAACTATTGATTCATCACAAAATGCAACTTTTGCAGGTAGTGTTACCGCAAGTTCTTTTATAAAATCTGGCGGCACATCATCACAATATTTAATGGCTGATGGTAGTGTTAGTACAGGTGGTTTTGTTGATGGTAGTGGTACTGCAAATGATGTGGCAATGTGGTCGGATAGTGATACATTAACAGACGCACCTATTGCTATAAGTGGCAATAATGCAACTTTTGCAGGGAATGTAACAATAGGTGATAATAGTGCTAGTGAAATATTTTTAGCATTTAATTCTTCATCAACAGATTTTGCTTTAGGTGCTAATGGCAGTAATTTTATGATTGGCACAAGCTCTGATTTAGATACTGGTAATTTAATAACTTTATCAGGTGCAAATGGTCGATTAGGAATCGGAACAACATCGCCAATAGTACCAGTTCACATTGTTGGTACTGCTGTAAATAATCCCTCTAATGGTAATGGGGGTTATGAAGTAATGCAGGTATTTGATGATACCTCTTATGCAACTGGAGTAGGTGGTGGAATTGGTTTAGGTGGAAAATTTAATTCAAG